GAAACAATGCTGTGAAGTCGATGAACTCTAACGGAAACAATGCTGTGAAGTCGATGAACTCTAACGGAAACAATGCTGTGAAGTCGATGAACTCTAACGGAAACATGGTGGAACCTGAATCACCTGTGGTAAGTGAACAATCAGAACCGGAAGAATCTGCGATGAGTGATCCATCCGAAGAATCCCCTATGGTGAGCGAACCGATTGAAACATTTACTCCACCTTCGGAAGACGAATCCGAAGAGAAAGATCAATTATAAATCAACCTGAACACATAAGACACTCCGGCTCGGCACTTTTGTTTTCTGGAACTACTGTAAATTGTTGAGCCTGATGTTTTGCCTTTCGTCTCAAATAATACATACCTGTTTTGAGTCCAGCTTTCCAAGAATACAAGTGAATTGCAGTCAACACCTTATAATTGGGATCTTCTATCCATAGATTCATCGACTGACTCTGACAGATGAAAGCACCTCGTTCTTTTGCGCGGTCAATGATGTGTTTCATAGGGATTTCCCACACGATTTTATATTTCTTTTTAATGTCATCCGGAATCTCTTCGATTTTTTGAATAGACCCTTTGTATTCAATGATTTTATCCTTGATTTTCATATTCCAAATCCCCTTGTCAATCAATTCCCTCATGAGGTATTTATTGATGACCATGAACTCGCCTGCTAGGGTTCGTCGAGTATACAAGTTACTAGTGAAGGGTTCAAAACACTCATTGTTCCCCAAGATTTGACTAGTAGATGCAGTAGGCATAGGAGCTAAACACAGGGAATTCACGACTCCATAGGTCTGAATTTGTTGTCTCAGGTCAGACCAGTCGTACCGGTCGCTTGGAGTCACTTTCCACATATCAAACTGGAAAATACCCTTTGACAAAGGGCTCCCTTCAAAGGTCTTATACGGACCATTCACTTTCGAAAGTTCCATACTCATTTCGAGTGAAGCGTGATACATCGTTTCAAAAATCATTCGGTCTACTTCTTGTGATTCTTTTCCATCGAAAGGTAGGTTCATGAGGGCCAATGCATCCGCTAGTCCTTGTATCCCAATCCCAATCGGGCGATGCCTTTGGTTGCTCTTTCTAGTTTTTTCATTTGGGTAAAAATTCACATCAATCAATCGATTCAAGTTACGAGTCACTTGTTTCGTCACACGATGTAACTTATCAAAATCAAATACATTGTCTTTTACCATGGAAGACAATGAAATGCTTGCCAGGTTACAGACTGCACTCTCTTCACTGTCGCTGTATTCTACGATTTCACAACACAGATTAGAAGACTTAATCACACCCAGATTCTTTTGATTCGATTTCATATTACACGCATCTTTATACAACATATAAGGAGTACCAGTTTCCATTTGACTATCCAAAATTCGAAACCACAAATCACGCGCTTTGATTTTTTTGATGTATTTTCCTTGTTCTACATAACTCTGATAAAGCTGTTTAAACTCCTCTCCATAGACATCCGCCAATCCCTTGGATTGATTTGGACACATCAAGTACCAATCTTCATTCTTTTCTACCTTCTCCATAAAGAGGTCTGGAATCCAGAGAGCATAGAACAAGTCACGACCGCGCAACTCTTCGTCTCCTTGGTTCTTACGCATATCAAGAAAAGGCTCGATGTCTGCGTGCCAAGGCTCTAGATAAATCGCAAAACTTCCGTTTCGTTTTCCGCCTCCTTGGTCCACATATCTTGCCGTATTGTTAAAGACTCGTAACATGGGAATAATACCATTCGAGGTTCCATTGGTTCCTTGGATAGGGCTTCCTTCCGCTCGAACATTGTGAATGTGCAATCCAATCCCACCAGCCCACTTTGAAATATTCGCACATTCTTTCAGTGTGTTAAAAATACCATCGATACTGTCATCTTCCATACCAAGCAAAAAACACGAACTGAGCTGTGGGCGCATAATCCCCGCATTGAATAGTGTAGGCGTTGCATGAATATATTCTTTCAGACTCAAGCTGTCGTATGTTTCTTTGACTTGTTCCAAATCTTCGCCGTGAATTTGTATCGCAACTCTTAGCCAAAGATGTTGGATTCGTTCCACAATTTTTCCATTCGACCGAATCAGGTAAGCTCGTTCGAGCGTTTTGAACCCAAAATAGTCAATCAAAAAGTCTCGACTGTGGTCTAAAATCGATTCAAAGAACTCTGCGTGTTTGGTTGCGATTTGATAATAAGACTCAGAAATATAATTAGGAATCTCGTGTAGTGCTTTCATATAAGTAGAAAACCCAGCGGGGACTTCCTTTTGATGATTCGATACAATCATTCTTCCAGCCAAGATAGAATAATCGTAATGATGAATACCCATAGAAGCACACTGTTCTGCAATAAGCTCGTCGATTTTTGAAGTGAGGATCTTGTCATGAAGTTGGTCCATAATTTTCATCACAAGACCACTGCTTTGAATAGACGATCCTTGATTTAACTGCCGGATACGCTGTGAGATTTTGTCATACGACAAAATTTCAGTATCGCCGTTTCGTTTAATCACGGTCAGATCGGTGAGCTCCATTCTACATAGTATACAGGACTTCATTTTTAAGTTCATTTATAGATTCATTTTTAGGCCTCTTCTTCGGAGCCCGGGTCACATAATTTCCATTCACTCTCTCTTCCTCAATCGTTTTCCAGAGAGAGACAAATTCAGGCACAGCTGCCTTAAACCAGTCTCTCTGTCTTTTGACAAGTACACAAGAATAGACATCCAATCTCCAATAGACATTCTTAAACCAATTCAAGGTTGGGTCGGTATTTGAAAGGGTTTCGTCCATCCATGCATCATAATCTACTACATCAAATGGCATATATTTATAGACAAATTCATCTAGGTCATTGATAAAGACGAGAATAACGCCCTTTCTTTTTCCCGTATTATCATCCAGATATTCAGCCTCTGTTTCAAATTCGATAAATTTTGTCTCCACAAAGTCACATTCATCTAAGTCACAAACTTCCATTTGTAGTTGCATCTGAATGTAATAGTCCTTCTTAGGTACACCCGTGATTTCACGGCTCACCACATTCTTGATTTCGATCATTCGTCCGTAATTATTCTCGCCTGTCACAATTCCATCAGGTGATGCAGCCAAAAAGGGGTATTCTTTATGAGCAATACAACCAAACTCGCTTATCATTGTTTGGTTCATCTCCTCGTAAAGACAACTCGTGAGATGCTCATATTTATGTCCCCAACTCATAGGGGTTTCTGTTAAAGAGGATTTGTATTTTTCATTGTTTAGAGGTTGACATTTCTCGTAAATGAGCTGATTCTTTGAGGAGATAGTTCCCAGCGCTTTCCACGCATTACTCGCCGTAATATGGTCATGTCGAAAGTCGTACCACTCTTGTGTTCGTTGCTCTGGTTGATAAGTTGCATTTAAAGCGTCTAGATGTCCCTCTTGCACAACGGAAGGATAGGAAATGCTAGGTTCACTTCTTATTTTTCCTATACTACGCAGGGTTTCTGGTAAATGGAGAATGATATCTTCTAAATTACTATCGAAGTAATATTTGCTTCGGATAGAAGAGACAATGACTTCTAAATAATGAGGATCACTCAAGACCAAAGGATTTTCTATAAGGATTTGAGTGATATAGTCATTAGACGACATTGTATTATATAAGGTTGAATCTTTAACCCCCATTTTCATCATATAAAAAGGATAACATTTCTAATCAATAATATCCTTTTTATTTTTCTTCGTCGTCTTCTGTTTTTCAAGGTTTATCATGAACTTACGCGTGATTGGATTAAAAACCAGTCCCGAAATTCTCTCGATAATTCTTTCCTCTTTATTGTAAGTAATATCATTCGTTTTGCTCAATTTACGGCTGTCCAATAACATAATACAGAATTTGAGAGCCATCGTTTTTTCACCGGTGTCTAAGGAATAAAGAGGTGTTAAATTCTGGTCTACAAAATCATTGATTCTTCTATGTTTTTCAGTTCGAGACAATTTATTCCACACTCCTTTCCGATTGTTTTCAATGTCATTACTCAAGAAATTATGAATAAATTCTTCAGAAGATTCAGGTTTTACATCTAGCGGACTTCCAGTCAGAATCATCGTTCTGTATTTTAAGCTGTTATACTCTCTGCATTCATCCGTCATGAATAGTACTATTATAATATGTCTATATTTTTTATATGAAGAATATAATTTTAAGAGACACTAGCCAACGAAAGTACATCCATCTCATTGATTTCAATCAATTGGAAGTATTGAAAAATATACAATCGAAAAAGATGTCCGAATACGAAGAGTCTTGTCTCAAAGAAATCAAAAAGAAACATTCCGGATATAAGAGTCAAGACAAACTGAAACATAAATATGATGATACGCAACATATTACCCTCCTTGAACTGATTGATAAAATGGTAGAAAGTGATCTGAAATGTTATTATTGTCGAAAAGATGTCACCATACTCTATAATAAAAAGAAAGACTCTTTGCAATGGACACTTGAACGGTTAAACAATAACTTGGGACATTACAAAGACAATACATGTATTTCTTGTCTCAAATGTAATTTGGGGAGGAGAACCGAAAACTATGAATATTATAAAAAAGGGAAAACTATGATTCTACAAAAACTAATTTAAAAAAAATAAGCATTTCTATGAAATGAATTCACAAAATGAATTATTGCTGTATAAACTTATGGAATTCTATAACAAAAACGACAACTTGAATCGAATGCTAAGCATCATTAATGGAGAGTCTCGTATTTCCTTACGGATTGTAGATTGGTTCTCTACAAATTACGCAAAGAAATATAACACAACCTATGACATAGGTGGATGTGAACGATTCAAAGTATACAATGATTATAAGTTGAAACTAAAGGCTTATTCTAAAAAGAGATTCGATCCCTTTTGCCGATGGGAGAGAATCAAGATGCCATTTGGAGACAGGGAATTCAGTATTGAGACAACCATTGGCCAGTTGAACTTTTTTAAATGGGCCATTGAAAATAAAATCATTCATTTCATCGAAGAACATATGAGTGATATTGAAGAAGATATGAATCTAAACAATAGTATTTCTAAGACCAAGAAACACAATGATTCACTTGAAAATGTAAAGAATAGTAGGAAAAGAAGAGAAGAACTGTCTATTTCTTCCTCCAAATGTCTCAAGAAAGAAAAGGTTGAAGTTGTGATTAAATTCGTATAGATATTTCACATTTCTATGTATATGGGACAAGCTTCCTCTAGTCAAAAATGCACCTTTCAAGAACTTCAAAAGAAAAAGGGGGATTTTATTCTAATCAATACACTTCCCTTGAATCAACAACACTATCTTATAAAAGGGACCCTTCCAGCGATAGAAGAGTCTCAAAAAGTGAATGACCTTTTGTATAATAATAAAAAAATAGAAATTATTATATACGGTCTTGACTCCCAAGATATAAGTCCTGCTAAAAAGTTTGCTCAATTAAAAACATTAGGATTTGAAAATGTATCTGTCTATATAGGCGGACTGTTTGAGTGGGCCTTGCTACAAGAAGTCTATGGGTCTAATTTTCCAACCGAAGGGACACTGACGGACCCTTTAGAGTTGTATAAAAAAATTGATGGAGAAAGATAGATTCTTAAAAGGGTATACCGAAAACCAAATGGATTTCAATCAGACTAAACTCACCAAAACCGAATGGGAATTCATGGAGAAGAAAGTGGACGCGAAAGAGTTGGCGATTCTGAAGATGATTCGTGATGGAATTCTGAATCCTTCTGCGGACTGTCGACTTTATCTTACCGCCAATCAAATGCTTAAGTTGGACCATGTAGACAAAGATTATCATATCTTTATGGTCGTCTTCAAAGAGTTGTTCAAGAAGCACGGACTAGAAACAGTCGACATTCCAAAACCAAAGAAACCATTGACCACAGCGGACTCGATTCGCCTCAAGTCTATGGTGAAGAAACTGGATGAATCCATTGAAATGGTTCTTGTAGACCTTGTGGTTCGATTCAAGAAGTCCAAGAAATCAAAAGAGTTGTACTTCTACAACATTGACTATTTGACCCGTCTATACCCTATCAATAAGTTTGTCAAGGAGTGGATGACTCACTTTCTAGAAAAGAATCACGCTGAGATGAAGGTGTCCTCTTTTCTAGAAAACACCAATAAGTATATGGAAAATAATGAGGTCTTTAACTACAAGCCTCTCGAATTGTATGAGCACCAGAAGAAGGTCTATTCGATTATGGCAAAAGATGGACATAAACTCATCTATTACAGAGCTCCAACCAGTTCTGGCAAGACACTGACACCTCTTGGCATCTCGCAGAAATACAAGGTGATCTTCATCTGTGCATCGAGACACATTGGCGTAAGTCTAGCGAAGAGCGCTGTCAATGCAAATGTGAAAGTGGGTTTCTCGTTTGGATGTTCCACTGCAGATGATGTGCGACTGCATTATTCCTCGGTTCGAACATTTACGGAGAAGTACGGCAAGAAACGACCAGTCCACAGCGACGGTCGAAATGTGGATCTGATGATTTGTGACATACAATCCTATGAGGTGGCTATGCTGTATATGGCCTCCTTCTTTGATGTACAATCGATGGTTTTGTTCTGGGACGAACCTACGATTACGATGGATTATGAAACACATGACCTTCACGCGTCGATTTCGAAATTGTGGGAAGTCAACAAGGTTCCCAACATTATCCTATCTTCTGCAACCCTTCCTAACGAGGCTGACCTGTTGCCAATGACGCAGAAATACAAAGACAAGTATGGAAGAGAAGTATTTTATGTGGAGAGCATTGATGAAACCACCCAAATCACTCTACTTGACAGCAAAGGACAGATTGTGATGCCTCACAAAGTGTTTCAAAACAACTGGGACAATATGATACTCTTTATCGAGAAGCACGGACTCAGTCATATGAAATTCCTCAGCTTGACTGAATGTGCTGAATTGATTGTCTACTTTTCGAAACGATATACGAAAATCAAGGGGATGCTGGACAAGGAATTTCCAACGGTCACGACGATTACTTCTCAGAAAATCCGACTCTTCTACTATGAGATTCTGCGGTCGCTCACACGATGGCCCGAAGAAATGAGGGAATACCTGGACTCTAAGACTCCTCGAACTCTGAATGTGTCTAATCTGATTGTCACTGAATCCAGTCATACACTGACACACGGACCTACCATTTATCTATGCGAGAATACGAACGAATGGATGGATTTCTATGTCAAGAACAGTGGCATTCACGAGAATATTCTTCTGGAGATGGAAAAGAAATTGGAAGCCAATCAAGTGATTCTTGAAAAGATGAATCGTGTAAGGAAAGACATTGAAGACAAGACTGCAAAAGACGAAGGAAATGAGAACAAGATGAAAGACCAACGGTTCGATGCCGCCACCAAGACCTTGATCCAAGAGCTAGATATACTGGAAAAGTCTCTCAAACCGGTACATCTCCATCCGTGTTATATTCCAAACTCACGCGAACACTTTGACAAATGGACCAAAGAGATGTCCTATGCTTCCTCTGGCGCGTTTCAGAGCTACATCGATGAGTCCTCTGTCAAGAAAATTATGAATATGGATGTGTCGATTTCGCATAAGATTCTCATTCTGATGGGCATTGGGATATTCAACCCACAATCCAGCGATTACAATGATTTGGTCAAAGAGTTGTCAGAGCAGAAGAAGCTTGGCGTCATTCTAGCCAGTAGCGACTTCATCTATGGTACAAACTATCAGTTTTGCCACGCATATATTGCAGAAGACTTGTGCAAGATGACACAGGAGAAAATCATTCAGGCGATTGGTCGCGTTGGTCGAAAGGAACAAAACAAGACATTTACCTTTCGATTCCGAGATGACAGATTGATTCGTTCCTTGTTCGTTCAAGAAAATACCCTCGAGACAAAACAAATGAACCAATTGTTTATTTGATAAAAAAATATATAAACATTCGCGACTATTTTTTACAAATGGAGTTGGAATACTTTACCAAACTAGAAAGTATTCCCCACAAGGATATTACGGTCTTTATGATTACCGTATTAAAAGATGTTCCTACCCCATTACAGTGGCAGTTTACCATTGAATCGTTTCGTGAGGAGTTTGAACGAGTGCAAAACGAGCACAACAAGTTTGCTTTCATTATGGATGTTCGAAAGATTGGACGCCTTACCATTGCTCAAATCAAAGAGTTTGTAAATCTATTGGAAAGTTATACCTCTATATTGCAAGATTATTTGGTGGCTAGTTCTATCCTTACCACGAAGAATTCAGTCTTAGCTGTTCTCTTTGACATTATGAAGACTTTTTATCGTACCAAAAAACCCCTTCTGTTTGTCTATGACATGCAAAGTGCATATGACCACATTGACTCGTTCGAAAAACGAATTGTTAGAGATGCGCTTATGACTTAAAAACATATCTTTATAGATAGTATGCGATTTATTCTAGTACTACACCTTTTAGCAGAAGTTCTTTCCATGAGTACAAAGCTATGTGTGAATTGTAAGTTTTTTAGAAATGACCTCTTTATGGATGATAAGTTTGGGAAATGTATCAAGTCCCCTAAGGTAGATGATATTGATTATTTTTTGGTGACAGGCGTGAAACCTTCAAACAAAGTAGAGTATCATTTTTGTTCGATCGTTCGAAAGTATAAACCGGAATGTGGTGTAGACGGCAAATTATTTGAACCTAAAAATAAGTTTTTCTCAAAAAAAGATAAAAATTGACGACATTTCAATAGAATCTGAAATGTCGTAAATGGAGAAATGTGTGAAAGAAGGATGTACCTTCAAAAAGAGTGCGAACAAATACTGTGGCAAACATCAGGCAGACTTGTTTGTGGAAGAGACAAAAGAACTGGGTCTAAAGCATTGTGTGAATTATATTCGAGGGTGTCGGACTCAGAATGAGGTCACCTATAAAAAGACTCGATGCGAACCCTGTCTCGCAAAAGACCGCGAAAAGGACAAGGCTCGTCGTAAGACGGTGGTAGAGACAGAAGAAGGGAAGAAACAGTGTAATTCCTGTTCTCAAATCTTTCCTTTGGAAAACTTTCAAGGCAGTCGGGGTGCAACCCTCACTTGTAGTGTCTGCCGTGAATCCAATAAACGAGCTGACTCTAAACGAGTCAAGGAACATGTTCAAGAAATTGCACGAAAGAATTCTCAGAAACCGGAACGAAAAGCAGTCAAACAAGAGTGGAAAGAGAAGAATGTTGAGAAGTGTGCTCAATATTGGATTGATGCTCGCAAAAGGCTCATTGAAAATGATTTGGAAGGATTTCTCAAGAAAAATGCGGAACAGGCCAAGAAGTGGCGAGACGCAAACCCTGAGAAGGTAAAGGAAAATAATCAATCAAAAATAAATAGTATTCATTCTCAGTACGGAGTATATAAAACATCTGCCATGACAAAACGGTTAGAGTTTACAATTACTGAAGATGAATTTACGGGTATGGTGAAACACCCTTGTTATTATTGTGGAATCATACAAGAGAAAGGATTCAACGGAATAGACCGTCTAAACTCGAGTAAATTCTATGAAAAAGAAAATTGTGTAAGTTGTTGCGAGATGTGTAACATGATGAAGGGTTCTTTATGTCCGAATGTCTTTGTACATCGAGTTGAACATATTCTTACCCATTTACAAATGGTTAAAGGAATGCTTTACCCGCAAGAGTTTTCGGATGTAAAAGGAGTATCTTATTCAAATTATAAGAGCAGAGCGAACGATAAGGGTTTACTGTTTGAAGTATCAAAAGAAATATTCGAACAAAAAAGAAAGGAGCCTTGTTATTTATGTGGTAAAAAGGTAAGCGACTCACATAAAAATGGTATTGACAGGATTGATAATATTGTCGGGTATACTGAAGAAAACACGCGAAGCTGTTGCGGAGATTGTAATTACTTGAAACGAAACAATGATTATGGGTTGTTCATAGAAAAGTCTAATCTCATTTATGAGTATCAGAAAATTACACCTATTAGCGATAATGGAAATAAAACATTAAAAAATATTGTTTCTGGGAATAAACTATCTCAAGAAGATAAGAATGAAAATCAAATTATACGAAAGAAAAAACAGAAGGATAAGTTGCGTGAAAAATATACAAATGAAGAAACAAAAAAACAGTGGATATCAGAAATTGTTCATAAACGAAACTAATCTATATTGATATAAAATAAAAATAGAATATTTTTATTTTATGTATTATAAAATTTATTATTAATCATATTAAAATTTTATAACCACCCATACCGAGCACTTTGCTAATTTGAGTACGCAAGCCCACCCATTCCACTCATAATTCTGAGCACATTGTAGTTGCGAGCATAGACGCGCACCTTGGCCGTGTTGGTGCCCGAGACCGTCGCGTTCGAGAGCACGAGCTGGAGAGTCGCGTTATCAATACGAGAGAAGTTGCAGGTGCCCGATGGCTGGTGCTGCTCAGGCTGGAGGGCAAACGAGTAGACGTTGATGCCGGTGTCAGGTGAGCGGGTGTGGTGCTGCCAAGGCTGGACCTGGTCGAAGTAGGTTCCCTCGCGCTCTGAGAAGCGATCCTGGCCGTTAAGCTGGAGCTTGGCAGTCACGACTGGGTTCTCACCCCAGCAGTGCATGTTGAGGGAGGTCTCCGCGAGCACGAAGGTGCC